AGGACGGCTTGCCCGTCTGCTTCGTTCAAGAGCGATCCTTCGACCGCTGTGGCGATCTGCGCGGTTGTCGGTGCGGCGCTGTATGCCGAGCTTGCGAGGCGGCTGGAGGTCGCTACGTCCACTCGCGCAAGTTCGGTGGCAAGCTCCGTGCGAACTTGTGTGGCGATGGCGGCTGCGGACGGGACCGTTGGCGCATTGGTCAATGTTGTGACGGTCGCCAGCGTGCCGGATGGCGCGAGGCGGCTGGAGACGGCGGCGTCAATGCGGGCCAACTCCACGGCTAACTCAGTGCGAATTGCTGCGGCGGTGAGGACTGCCGTGCCAGTGCCGGAGCCCACAGGGACTCCGCTTGCCACACTGGCGGCGGCTGGTATATATGCCGACCCCGTCAAAGCTCCACTTGCATAGCTCACGCCGTTGCGGACATCGCTGGCTGCTGGCATTGCGGCGTTCGCGGTTGCGTCGATAAGGGTTTTTGCGCCTGCCGTGTCGCAGTAGTTAAAGATCGCGACATTGGTGGAGAGCTTTTTGAGGCGGATGCCTGTGCCACTTGTTGGTGACATTCCTAGTGTCCCGTATTCAATCTCTTCGACGCTCACAACTCCAAGCGCGGAGTTTTGAACTCCAACGGCTGCGACAAGTCCAACCGACCCCGGCCCATAGCCATTGCCTACTGCGCGAGTGACAACGATAGTCCCAGTCGAAGAATTAAGGGCGCCCGCTTCCGCTGAACCTCCAATTATAGTTCCAGTAACATTTATTGTTCCTGTCGAAACATTGTTAATTCCATATGCGTTTAAAACACTACCGCCCGTTGCAATGCCTGTTGTAATGTTAATAGTGCCACCAACTGAATTTCTGGCCCCCTCGCCTAATGTGCCACCAGTTACATTCCCAGTGACGTTAAGCGTTCCCGTTGACGTATTCCCTGCCCCATTCGCTTGTGCAGATACACTTCCGCCTAACAGATTTCCTGTGATTGTAAGCGTCCCAGTCGAGGAGTTTAATGCCCCCCTCGCTCCACTCGCTGATCCTCCTGTGCAGTTTCCAACGATGGATGCAGTAGATGGAGATGTAGAAGAAAATGTAACGCAGGCTGTTGCCGATGAACCAGCAAAACAATTAGCTGTGAGTGTCACCCCTGCGTTTAGTGTAAATGTCCCGCCTGCTGTAGCCCCTCCCGTTGTGTCGTTGCGAACTTGGCCTGCCCCGCCGAGGTTAGTATCGACATTGATCGCAATGGCAAAAGAGTTTGCGACCAGCACATCGCCCGACGTAAATGTGACGGCGGCGGCTGTGCCGCTGGGAGTGGTCGCCCAGACATTGGCGGCGTTAATGTTTCCAGCAAGTCGAGCGTAGTAGGTGGCCATGGCTTAGAGTCCTTTTGCGGTGATGTAGGTTTGAAGGGCTTGTTGGATCGCGGCCACGGCTTGCTGGGTGGCTTCGTCGCTGCCTGCCAGTGATCCGAGTGCAATGCCGATGGCGGACTCGTCTGCGGTAATGACCTCGCCGTTTTCGATGCGGGTCGGGACAAGCCGCATGGCGACATTTGCGTCACTCGATCCATCACCGAGGTATCGTCCTGTAATGGCGAGGTTGAGCGAGAATTTCGGGTAGGATTTACCGTCGATGGTAATGGGGTTGGTAGCGTTCATGGTGGTGGTATTAGGTTAGGAGTAGGAAAGTGAGGTGCGGTTGCTCCACGCGCCGGTGGCGCTGGCTTCGGCGGTGACGTTGCCGGAGGCGTTGGTGGTGGTGCGGGAGATGTCCCAGAGGGCGGAGTCGTAGATGCTGCCGCTGTTTGGGAAGTCGGCGTAGGCGAGTTTGCCGTAGTAAAGATTGGATCCGATGATGTCGAAGACTTCGACTTTATCGGGCACCGGACGAGTGCCGATGCGGAAGACATTGCCGCTTGCATCTTTTGAGTAGAGGCAATGGTCGGCGAGATTTTGCACTAGTTCTCCGACTGCGAGATCGCCAGCGACAGGGATCTTGCCGAGGACGGAGGATTTTTTGGGTATGATTTGGGTGGCCATAGGGCAGTTTTATTTCGCGGAGACCCCCGCGTGGCGAGGCGCTATGGAGCGCCCCGCCGGGGTTGGTTGGTTGGCTTAGTAAGTTCCGCCGTCGATGCTGGCCTCGAGGGCGTCGATGCGTGCGTCGAGCGCGTCGTCTGCACTGGCGCGGGCTGTTGCCTCTGCCGTGATGTTCGTTTGCAGGCTGGTGTCAGCGCTGGCGCGGGTTGTCGCTTCAGCGGTGATGTTGCTTTGCAGAGTCGTGTCAGCGCTGGAGCGTGTGCTTGCTTCGGCGGTGATGTTCGACTGAAGGGTCGTGTCGGCGGCTGCGCGTGCGGACTCTTCGGTGTTGATGTCGGCCTCTGCTGCTGTGACGCGGGTAGCGAGTGCTGTCGCGGCGGACTCAACGGTGTCGATGCGGCCACCGAGGGCTGTGTCGGCGCTGGTGCGGTTCGAGACTTCAGTTGCGAGTGCGGCGTTGTTCGATGAGACGTATCCAGCAAATGCGGAATCGTTCGTGGCATCCACGCTGTTGATCAAGCTGACGATCTCGGCAAAAGTGTCGCTGTTCGCGCCTGCTGCGGAGAGGATCGCGTCGATACGGCCTTTTTCAGTCGTGATCTTTCCGTCGAGGGTTGTGTCAGCGGAGCTACGAGCGGAGGCTTCTGAGCTGATCGCGGCGGCGCGGTCTGTGATCTCAGTTGCGAGGTTCGCGGCAATGACGCCTTCGGCACTTTGTGCCCGTGAAATTTCCGAATTCAGCGAGGAGGTGAGTGTCGAGTCGCCTGAGCTGCGAAGCGAAGCTTCAGCGGCTACGGCGTCGGAAACGAAGGTCTTCTTTGCGAAGATGTGCTCGCCACCGATTGGCAAAACGCCTTCGGCTGTGCCGACGAAAAGTGACTTGTTTGTGCTGTCGAAGGCTACTTCCCCGACTTGAAGCGAGACCGGACTACCGGAGCCGCGTTTAATGCGAATGATTGGATTGGGCATGGCTAATTAGGGTGTTTGTTGGTTTTGGTTGGGTGTTCGTGGTAGGGAGATTGTCAAAAATTGCCGCAATCGATGATCGGGATCATGAGGGCGTAGGCGGATGCGGAGGGCGACCAGCGGTAGGGCATGCCTTCGTCGAGGGCCATGTAGAGGCGGTCTGATTTTCCGACGCTCGGGAAATTGGAGCGGGTGGGATACTCTACGACGATGCCTGGCAGGGTGAGGTCGAAGCTCGAGAGGTCGAGTTGCTGGCTGAGGTTGCTCTCGGTAATTGTTGTCATGCGTAAACGAGAGTCTCCCGGTTGAGCCACGATCCAGTGGCGGTGGCGGCTGCGAGGACGCGCCCGGCGGCGTCTGTCGTGGAGCGGCGGACGGTCCACGATGTCGCGGTCTCTGGCAGGGCTGGCAAGGCGGGGCGGTTGGCGTTGAGGAGGCGTCCGCTGTAGGTCGTGAGTCCGTCCGTGCTGGTGGCGAATGCGAAGAGGTAGAGAGTCGGATCGATAGGCGGCTGGACGCTGCGGAGGCCGAGGGCGGTGCAGGAGATTTGCATTCCGCTCGATGGCGCGGCGTCGAAGGTGATGGTGCCGCTGGCGGCGCTCACCGTGTAGTCGGCGGTGGGGGTCTGGGTGACGCCATTGAGGGCGACGAGAACGGTCTCAGCATTGTTGCTGACGAGGCCGTTGATTGGGTATGTTTTGGAGGTGCCGTCGCCAGTGCGGACGGTGGTGGTGATGCTGAGACCGGGGGCCGAGGCGACGATGAAAGCGGATAGGCCGGTGATGTCCGTGGCAGGGTGCGTGTGGGCGGTGGCGGGAAATGTGGCTGGCTTGCCAGTCAAGTTTGACCAGGCGACGGGGGGCGATACGGCGACCACGGCGGCGGCAAAATCGGTGATCTGTGCGGCGGGGTGGGTGTGCGGAGAGGCTGGAAAGTCGGTCGGCTTGCCGGTGATCGACCCCCAGGAAGTGGCGGCGAGGCGGAGAATGGCCTGCGCTGTGCGGAGCGGGGTCATCCATGTGACGTTGTCCGTTCCTGCCTCGGCTTGCGCTTGGGTCGCTTTGCCGTCGGGCATGGCGATTGGCGTGGCCTCGTTGCCGATGATGACGGAGTTCTGGATCTCCACTGGGAGCGTGGCGGTGCGGAGAGCTTCGCCGGTGGCGGTCCACTTGACCTCGAGGAGGGCGCTGACTACCGAGGGCGCGGTGGCGAATGCGGCCTCGAGGGGGATCGTGTTGAGGTCGAGGATGGTTTGGCCAGGGGACGCGAGAGCGAGGAAATTCGCGGCGGCGAATGAGGACTTGAGGGCGACCGTGGTTGCGGTGCCAGCGGCGGGAGAGACGGCCACGCCATTCTCCACGAAGACGACCTCGAGGGGGACTGAATCGCGGCGCTTGAGGACGAGCGTCTGGAGGGCGACATTGCTGGCGGCGCTTTTAACGAATCGCCTGGCTTTAATGTCAAGATATAGTTTCATGCCGCTTAAGGAGCGGCGGGCTGTCAAATCGGGAGGCTCTCCGAGTCACTCCTGTAAAGACTCGGAGGTCTTAGACAGGCTTTATTTAGCACAAATCATTCTAAAAATAGCAAGATCGTAGTTGTGAAGTTGGTCAAACCTTTCAAGCACATCTATTGCTATGCAATCCCTATTAAATGGGATTGGCTTTTCTGTGATATTGTAATCTCGTTTTATGTGAGTTTTGCCTTCACCAAGATTGCTCACAGTATGGTTAATGTGTTCCCCATAAATTGAGCAAAACACCTGAGACAATGCAGCGTTGACATTTTTCAACATAAACATTTTGATGTTTTGGTTGATAAACTGGGTCGCAAACTTGCTCATCCCCTCTGTTCCACTATAATGATCTGCGCTTTGCCCAAAGTAAGATACTATTTGTTTGGTGACATAGTTCGGCTCGGAGTCTTCGGATAGCATAAACTTGGAAAACTCCTCAATAGATGGGAGCGTATGCCTCAGATGCCCGATCTTCTTATGCACATAATACATCGAAGCAACCCTTTTGAATGGGTTCTCTATAAAGCTAAAATAGTGTGGCTTTCGAGAAATTATACGATGCAGAATTGAAATGACATCTTCTCTTCTGGATCGCTCCGTCGCATTGATAACAACACAAAACACGTCATTGATCTTGTGTTTAAAAAAAAGTTCATACCTATCCCACTCCAACGAGAGTCTTCTGTTCCCATTCCTTTTTTCTTTAAAAAAAATAGCGTATTCGTTTTTAACAAAAGCAAACACATCAAAAATTGGCTCTTGCTGTTTGGTAATCTGGATAACTACATAGGTTTCGTATTTATCCAAACACACAGCATGACATTTCAATAATGCGGAGATGGATGTTCGGATATAGGTACTCGCAGACTTCGGTTGTTGAATATAAACAGGCGTCCTATTAGGCTGAGTGATTTGATGCTTCCTTTCAGCAGAAGCAATCATTTTAGCCAACGATCCATCACTACACCCATGCAAAAGAACCGTTTCTGGATTTATGAAATCGTCACGCCGACCGATCTCAGGCTCAACAGCGTGTTCCCCCTTTATCTTTCCACCATCGCAAACAGAGTAGTTCTGCGTCCTAAAGCAATGTTGTATGTACTTGGACGCCTGTGCGTGGGGTACTATTTGATCTCGAAATGCAAAATCAAACGGTCTTTTTGGCAAATCGCTATCCCAAAGTGTGCAATATTCGTGGAAGTTTGGCGGGTAAACTCCAACTCCATCCATCCATTTTAGCTCATTCCATTCATTGAGCACTCCCAGAAACGGAGACTGCACTTCGGCGTATTCATTAGAGATGGCATCCAGCCACCCTTCTTTTAATGGCGTGGCATCCAGTTCCATCCACAACCAAGGGAGCCGATTGTCTGTTTCTTTCAAATGCCTTACGGTTTCTTGAAAGTAAAAATTAGCCCCCATCGGCCATCCCGTTGAGCCTTCATTATTAAAGATGAAGCAATCGCTTTCACCAAAAAGACCTCTCAACTGGGATTCCACTTCAAATGCAAAAGCATTTTCAGAATGTCGAGATACCACAAGCAATTTGTGCGATTTGCACCCGCCAAACTTTTTGAAAACTGGAATCAACGCATCCGCTCGTTTAAAGTCCGATCTGGAGACTGGAATCACGACAAGCATAATCACACGGGAACAAACGGTTGCGATCTGCACCGGAGATGCCCTGCGTATGCGGGATCAGTTTCATGGTAAGCTCGATGGTGTAGGATTTTTGGCGAGTCGGTTAAATCCCCGTCAGGCTTTTGCTTAATGTGATCGCAGGCAATGTGTGGCACACAAGCTATCTTTAGTCCCTCTGGATACCATCTGTTCCAGCATAAAAACAAATCTTGCGTTCCCTTTCCTTCATAACCATTAAAATCAGAGTGGGCCAGCGCGATTGCTGACAGCAGAGTGCATCCAAGACCACACCAATCACTAGGCACTACTGCTCCTCGCCCTATTGAGGGGTATGCTGCATCCATCCATCCTCGCCTACGCCAACCATATTTTGCCGTGACTTCCCACACATTCCCATCTGGCGGACAGTTTTTGATTTTCTGCATCAACCTCCCCATCCTGCGGTGTTCTTTTTCACCAATTTTGTCCGCCGCCTTATGTTCTGATTCATTTGTTGGCTTTTTAATTGCCTTTAGCCTTTCCTCGCATCGATCTAGGCATAATTTAAGTCGCACTGGCAACTTTCGTTCACTTGGCAGAAAGTCTTCTGCGATCTGATTCTGCGGTGTGCCAAACCCTCCCAGAAACGCCCCATTCGGGTATGTTGCCGCCGCTATGTGGTAGAACGGCGACCCATCTGCCTTGGGCATATCCAACGTCCATTCCAAGACCCGTAGCGCATTTGCTGGCAAGATGGTATCACTTTCCACAACAAGGCATCTAGTCGCCCTTGTTTTCCTAGCCAAAGAAAAACAAGCCCCCTGCAATGCGGCGATCCGCATTTGAGCTTCATCCTTGTACCTGACTGTTGTATCATCCTTTATAGGCAGTGTTAAAACACTGACCTTCCATCCTTCGGGGAGTTCGCATCTCGCTACTTCCGCAGCCGCCTTGCCCTCCTTGCTTTCGTCAGTTGCAAATATAAAATGTGCCTCGGCATGGTGGCTTGATGCGGCGGCGATAGCTCTCACGCATTGTTTCCATGCGTGTAGGTAGGATTTAGTTGCAGATACAGTTATAGCTAACATACAAAATACATATCGAGTTGCCCAAATGACAAATTCACTGAGCTTTTTGTTAGAGTTGTATAGGAGTATGATGTCGTTTGCGGAATAGTGCCAGATGTACGAGTATCAAATAGACCCACCAAAACTAATGTGTCTTCAAAATCCATAAAACTGACGGATTGCGCCCAACAAAAACGCTTGTAATTATCGGTTCCTGCTCTTTGTGTAGTCCACGCATTTCTAAAACTTGTATTATTTATACTTTCACCAAGGGCTAATGTCCCAAATGCTATGTCAACTTCGCTAAGTTTTATATCACCTCCATAATAAGTAATAGGTTTCCCAACAGTTTTTACGCTCGCAGATTTAGATGAGCTTGAGCCAGTGGAGGAATTTTCTGAAGTTGTAACGAAGGCGACCTCTCCACCATTGACATATATCATATTGGAAGTTCTTGACGTGTTTTTACTTGATCCAGATGTCTCAAGGATAATGTGAGGATTGCAATAAGGTCTTTTTGCTGTTATCCCAGCAACAGGAAAAGCGATGTCTGTTGTGTTAGACAAATTAGGTTTCCCAAGAGGGCTATTTGTCCCGCTAACATCTGCGCTAGAATACAACCCATAGCTTGCAGTATTGCTTCCTGCCCCAGCAGCCGCTTGTCCAGACAACCTTTTAATATAAAATTGAAAAAAAGGTGAAACCTTTCCATGTCCCAAGCTATATGTATAATTCCCAGAGCATTCAGTTTTGCCAACAATGTTACCGTCGCTATCAGTGCGCGTGTTTGTTCCTAATTTAAAAGCATAATCGCGAAAAGAGGTTGCTGTTCCTAGCACTGGACTTGGAAACCCTGCTGGATTTGCTGTTGTTGTTGTATAATCCAAGTATTCATACGTTTCTGACATATTTTGATTTCCTCGACCATCGCTTGTGGTTGCGTATTCATCTCTTTCCCAAGAATTTTGTGCATACGAGGCTATTTCTGTTTCTGTGCCTCTGAAATAATCTGCTGTTGTTACAGCGGGGTAAGGATAAGCCAACCTAATTGAAGTTTCAGTAAATGTTGTGATTGTTAAAGTCGATTCTTTAAGTATCGTATATGGCGCAGTAACACGGCCCCCCTTGGTTTTCGATCTAAATGTCAAAGCTCCATTAGCATCATACGTTTCTCTCTCTCCGCTTAAAATCCCAAGGGGAGCAGTCAATGTGGTATTAGTTGTGTAAGACGTGCAAAAATCTTCAAACTTCGTTGTTGATTTCCCAATCTCTGTTGCTGTGAATATGTATAAAGTCGTTGTTTCTTTAGGTTCCCACTGGTAAACCGTATGGTAATTTAGAACACTTTTACGAGACGTAGTAGATTTTGATTTAATTATCGTTATAGTAACCTCGGTGGTTTCTGTTCCTTGTGTTACAAGTGAAGCCCCGTATGAATCGCCTTGTGTGCTTGTAGTTGTAATTATTTTCTTTGTTGTGGAGTTTGTTCCAGAGTAAGCCCCTGTGGAATATGTTACAACTTTAATAGTCCCAGCGGTATCTACATAATTGCCTGTAAAGACAGTTAAGGAAGTTTCCCACCCCCATACAGTTGAGGTTGCTGTGGTTTGCCATCCGACAATGTAAGCGCCCTGAGCAGAGTAAGACGAGCTTCCAGAGGCGCTTGTTTGACTTACCTGTGTAGTTGACCCCGTTGCGCCGGAGCCCCAACAATTTTGACCATTTTGAACCGAACTACTTGAAGATTGAGATGTCGTTATTTGTAGTTCCTCGTAGGTTTCAGTTTCAGTTATTGATTTAGTCCCCTGTAAAGCTGCATAAGTTTGAGTGGTAGTATAAAGGCTAGTGCCAGAAGTAGAAACCCAATTTACAACAGCCGCCGACCAAGATTCGCAATGTTGACCACCTCCTAGCCAAACAACTACTGTAACACGTCCGCTTTCCGATGCAGAAGAACTCCAAGATGTAACTCCATCTTTTACCTCGTATTCTTTAGTGAAAGTAGATGTATATCCGTTATCACCTGATCTTGTGTTAGAATAATTTCCAAGAAAATTTCCTATATCATCCCAAGTTTCGGTATTGCCCCCATCCCATACCTTTTTACTTGTCAGGGTTGGAGTCGCTTCTGCGCTAGTTAAGTAAGTAATCATCCATACCCTCCAAATCCACTTCCGTCACCTCCACTTGAAACATTGCTTACACCGCTGTCCCCGCTTCCACAGCAACCAGATGAATAAGCAACCCAAAAAGACGTGGGAACCATTTTTCCATCCCCGTCAAAAGTAGCAGAAACAACAGAAGTTGAAGCTCTGATGTTACCCTTTATGATTTGATACACTGCATCATTGAACAGAATGCCCAGAGTTACGTTAAACTGAGTTGGAGGATTTCCTGAAGTGGCTTTTTGCGCGGCAGGCAGAGTTGAATCAACTTTTATTTCGCAACTAAGAATCCCTGTTGTGTCCGCTTTAACATCAAGAGACACATATTGCAGCGAGTCTTTTCCGTAATCAAATCCTTTAAATCCTTTGGTTGTTGAGTCCCACCAATTCGTAGGTAATACGCTGTTAATTGCTCCCACCGTAACCCGAGCGGTGAATTGATTGTAAAGTCCCGTTGTGGCGTCTAGATTGCCCTTCCCTTCCGAGCTTATGCTAAACGCACAATGCTCGGTTGATCCTCCTCCGGCTGTGCGAAGGGGCTTGAGGGAGACGACGGTGCCATTGAGTGTCTCGGTCAATTTTATGCCGACGCCAGGGAGCACTCGGGCGCGCTTGAGCGCATCCATAGCGAGGTTGAGATCCGCTGCGGAGAGGGCGCCCTTTTTTTGGAACAACGGGTATTGCATTAGGGGGGAGTGTCGGTGCCGTAGATGTACTTATTCCACCCGTTTGGGCCGGAGCTCATATATTCGCGTGTGACTTCCCAGTTGCCATCCGCGTCTTGGCTTGCGTCGCACCCGGTCATAAGCCAGTTTGCATCATTTTTAAGCTCGGGGGCTTTGGGTGGTGTGGCGATTTTTCCGAGATCGTCGAACTTCGGCTCGGTGGTATTTGCGTCAGTGACCCTGATGGAAACGCGGGGTTGGAGGTAGTCCGTAAACCCACGCAGGTACAGGTATACAAAACTCTGAAATCCAACGCCTCCTTCGTTTTTGATCGTGAGATTGGACAAGTCGGTGCCTTCTTTCTGCCATTTATCCCATTTTTTCCACTCGCTCTCGGTGACTTCCCATTTTGCGCCTTTTTGAAAATAAGGATGCGTGGCGAGGGGCTCTTGGCTGGCGGTGCCGCTGACGCTGTATGTGTCCCCGACGGTGGGATCGACCTCGTCGTAGGTCAGGACGGCGCGGCCGTCGGCGATCGAGCGGCGGACATTGCGAATCTTGGTTCCTGACGGGGCGGAGATGGCGTTCTCGTTCGCTGCGCCCACTTCTTCCATTGTAATGGAAGTGACGCCTCGGTTGCGGTTGTTGACGGTTTTTTCACGGCGAGTGACAACAGGCATAATGATTAGGCGAGAAGCGGGGTGGAGTTTTGGTTGCCGAGGCGGAGGGCGATCTGGCGGAGGTAATTCGTCTGGCGGCGGTTTTCGTCTAGGAGGGCGCTGGGTCCCCCGGCGATGCCGCCCCCACCGCCGATCTTGGCGAGCGAACTGGTAAAGAGGGGTTGGTTGGTGGCTTTGCCGGGCTCTTTGGTGTCCATGGCACCAAAAGCGGGGGCTGCCCCGCTTGTATTGGGACCAGGCAGGGCGGCTTGGGCTGAGGCTTTCATGGATTCCACGGTGTTGCCCAGGCGGGCAAAGGTTTCGTCCAGATTGGCCTGCACGCCGGAAACATCCACGGCGCTGCTGGCTCCGTCGAAACCTTGCTGGAATCCAGTGCCTGCGGCGGAAAGCGAGGCGCCGATGCGTTGCTTGGCGGCGTCCATAAATGGGGTGAGCTTGTCTGCGCCAGAGGCCAGATTGGAGTCGGCGCTGCCTTGAAGAGATTGGCCGGCCTCTTTGATTGCTGCCATTGGGCCCTCGAGCCTTCCCGCAAGGCCGGGGATTTTTGAAAATAGTTCCAGAGCTTTGCCAATGATGCCAAGAAGCATTGCTCCGAATGCTTGAGCAGCGCCAACGAGCGCATCGAGCATGCCTTTCCAGAAATCCGGCGATGTCACGAATCCAAACATTGTGACGGCATTCTGTATCAACTCAGGCAGCAGTGCGCCGAGTGCGGCCATGATGCCTTGCAGGCTCGCCCAAAGGAAATTCACAGCATTCCCCAGCGAGATTTTGATGGAGTCACCCATGATCGACCAGATGGAGCCGTCGGTCATGGCGGTGATAAACATGGCGGCGGCACTGCCTATCTGCTGGCCGAGAGCGGTAAAATCCATTTTATTAAATTGCTCGAGGAGCGGCAGGATCGCCGGGGCGATCGATTCGGCCATGCCGACGAAGACGCCTTGGAGTTTATTCGACGATCCATTGATGAGATCGGAGGTGCGGTCAAAAATGCTGGCGTTTTTATCCATGATGGATGCCTGCGCGCCGAGAGTGTCGCTTGCGGTGGCGAGAGCGCCCGAATCTCCGAAGAGGGTCAGGAGCTTGCCGCCGCTCTTGCCGAATATGTCCATGGCAGTCGCGGCGCGCTCGGTGGGGTTGGCAATGCCTGCGAGCGCCGCGCCGATGGCGTTAAAGGCCTCATCAGGAGATTGAGCGGAAAGTGCCGATGCGGAAAGGCCTAGCTTTGAAAGGGCATCGGCTGCCGGGCCGCTGCCGGTGGTGGCCTCGGCAATCGCCTTCTGCATTTTATTGATCGTCCCGCCGACTTGATCTGCTCCGAGGCCTGCCTGGTCGAAGGCGGTGCGAAGGAGCATGACTTTCCCGGCTGTCATTCCGGTCTGACCGGCGACATCGGACAGCACGCCGCCCATATCGAGAGCGGCCTTCACTCCGGTGGCCGCGATGCCGAGAGCGGCAAAGGCGGCAGCTCCGGCGGCGGCGACTCCGACCATAGCGGGCTTGAGATTACTAACGGAAGTGCTGGCATTTTTAAGAGCGGCTTGCAGGCCGGTGTCTTTGGCGCCGAGTGTGACTGTGACGTCTGCCATATTATTGTTTGAGTCCGGCTTCCTTGGCCTTTTGGGCACGAATTGCGTGGTTCATCATCGAAAAGAATTTGCGGCGGGCGAGGTTGACCGCGAAAGATTGGCCGTTACCGGAAAGAGTTTCGCGGGAATATCGGACTCGGTTGGAGAGTTTGATTTGCCAAGAGAATCCGCTGGCTTTGCGGTCGCTAATGGAGCCCTTAGCTTTGCCCATGTGGCGACGAACCCATGCGGGAATGCCTCGGAGTGGTTGGCGTGTATCGGCCTTGCAAGCGATGGCGGCCACGCCCCAACCGGCTTTTGAGAGGCCGACCTTTGCCAAGGTCTCTTTCAAGAATTTTCGATACACGGCTTGCCGCACGATGGCGCGGTCCAACATCCCGAGGCGAGCGGGTACACCATCCGATCCGCGCTGGGATCGGTGGAAGGATTTTGCGGAATCCACGCTGGCGATAGTCTCTTGCGAATCGACTGCCCACACCACTCCGCTCTTGGAATGGATGGCCGCGCCGCCACTGCTAAATGCCTTCCCGCTTGTGACTTCTTTCCACCACTTTTGGTTCACGATGGTAAAAATGCCACTTAGGTTTTTTGTGATCTTTTTCTCGCCCTGTTTTTTTGCAGCAACGCCGGTGCCTTTGGGGGCGGTGCTTTTGGCGAGTTCCAAGCAGCAGAGACGGCCAGCATTGTGGACGAGCTGCTTTATCTCTTTGCCGACGATCTTTTCGTATTGCTTCATTTTGCGAAGCATTTTGGCGTCGTCAATTTTTATGGTGGGCGCTGGCATTTTATTCGTCTTCCTCGTCAATAGTTGGCAGCGAAGTCAAAAGTGCGGCGAGGTCGTGCTCGGCTGGTGCTGAGGGAGTGACGGTCCAGACGCCGTGAGCACGCAGGGCGGCGTGCTGGTAGGCGAGGGCGCGGTGCAGCGGGAGTTGCCAGAGTATGTAGTGTTCGGGCCATCCGGTTTCTCGGGCCAGGGTGAAGACCATCGATGCGGTCTGCCCTGGCTCAATTAGTTTGGGGGGGTGGATTCCTCTTTATCGCCGGGCTTGGCCTCAACGCCGAAAGACGCCGCTGCGACTTGCTCGCCGATGCGGTTGAGTTCGGCCGAGAGTTCACCGACCCGCGAGAGGTCGATCGTAAACATGAAAGCGTCGATGGATTCGTCGGCCTTGCCGCAGTGGACGGATTTTATCACTTCGGGAATCGGCGCGCTTTGGATCCATGCGAGGGCGGCGAGGTTTCGCATTTGCTCGGCGTCGGTTTGCGTGCCGTCCAGCTTGATGCCGAGCCGCTGGATGAGATTGAAGCTGGCAATCGAAAACGGGCGGAGGCGAAGCCCGGCGACCTCGATGGTGTCGGGTTCGAGGAATAAGTAGTCGGTTTTTGGATCGATCATTTGAGGTAGGAGAGGAGTTTGTCTTTTTTGTCTTGGGGTAGATTGGCGGGGACGGTGACGGTGCGGTTGCCGCGACGAAGGACGGCTGCGGGCGTGAGCTCGCGGATCTTGTCGCGGAGTTCGGAGAGGTGGCGGGCGCTCCACCGCATGAAGGCGATCGGGTGGTGGCTGTGCTCGAGGCACCATTGCTCGCTCTGGTATCGGCGTTGGAATTCGGCAAAGTCGATTTCCTCGCGGCCTTCGGCGGTGACGAATAGGCCCATGCTGGAACCGTCGATATACCACTCGATTTTGCGGAGAGGACCGCCATCGGTCTGCTCGACCGTGTCGCGGAATCCGCCGCCTTCGACTAAGCGAAAGCCACTGGTGAGCGCGTCGGCGATAAGCCGGGTATTCTGCGCGTTGAGAGGGTTATTGCCGTAACGGATGCGGCCGTCTTTGGTGGTCTCGCCGAGGGAGACCTCGGTGAGGTAGTGGTAGCTGTCGCCTGATTTTAACATAATGGGATCGGTGGGCAGACGGCCGGTCTGCGAGCGGGCGCGGTGGCGCGGTTAGGTGGCGGACGGGTAGGCTTCGCCGGAGTATTCCCAGGATTCCCAATCGTCGTTATTCGTCTGGTTTTTAATAGAGTTGATGATGACCTTGCCTGTGACACCGGAGGGTTTGCCACTGCCGCTGACGTTGATCGAGACGGGGCAGACAGCGCCTTTGCCCGAAACGGTGAAAGTGAATTTCGGATCGTAGACGGCGGCTTTAGAAAACTTGCCGTCATGGCCAACAAGGATAGCCACTTCGCCCTGGGAAGTGACTTCCACGCTTTGCGCGGTCGCCGTTGAAATGAGGGTGAGTCCGATTGCGGTTGGAGCGGCCATAGGTTAGTTCGCGGCGAATTGTTGGTAGGTGATCTCGTAGTCGGGGAAATCTTCGGCCGACTCGGAAACTTTAGCGGACGTGATGACAGCCGTTCCAGCGACATTCAGATTGGCTGTGACGGCTGGGGTGTAGGTGCCTTTGCCTTTAAGCACGACCTCCGTGGTCAGAACGCCCTTGAGCACGGCGACCTTGGTGACCCCGGTCGTGTCTCGCACGGAGGCGATTTCGGCGGTCTCGGTCTTGGTCGTTTCTTGTAAATAGCCGGAGGCGGGGTCAGTCACTCCGAAAAGATCGATGGATGCAAAAGCCATAATTATTCTTTGGTAGGTTGTGGCGCGGTAACGCGGAGGGTGAAGTAGAATTCCAGTTTGGTGCCGTCTTCGACTGGTGCGCTGCCGACGCTGGCGAATGCGCCTGCGGCATTGGCCTCTTCAAGAAGGGCTCGGAGTTTGGATTCAAGTTCGGGCATTTGATAAAAAGGGGTTGTCAAATTTCGCGCACGCCGACGACGAGTTCGGCGGTAGTGACGAGGCGACCGTCTTCGCGGGATTCGTGCCAGGTGTTAAGGTGACGGCCGCTGAAAACGAGAGTCGGCGGAAAGAACGTGGCGACGGCCGAGAGATTCGCGGCCGTGCGCAGGGCCGAGGTGAGAGTGCGGTGAGTTTCCAGAGCGTCCTCCATAAGCACGGGCGTCGAGAGGGTGAGCTGGACCGTGGCGCGGTAGAGCTTGGCAACAGGGCTCTCGGCGTTGTCGCATGAGACGACGACCACGGGCTGGTCGCCGGGGATCTCTTTGTCGTCCGTGCTCGCGTGGATCGCGAGTCCTTCCATCGCAGGGAGCGCTCGGAGATAGGCAACGATGGCGTTTTGAGTGTCGAGTGTCATTGCGCGGAGCCGGGCGTGAGCGTGACCACATGCTCGCCGGTGTAGATAGTTTGTTGGGTGATTTCGTTGATGAGGTAGGTGCGGCCGTTGTGCAAGACCAGCTCGCCACGGCGAGGAGGGAGCGGGAAATCCGAAACCAAGAATCGGCACTTAAACTCGCCGCCCTGCTTGAGGCCTCCGGTGTCGAGGTCGAGGCCGATGACTGTGGCCGCCAAACAAACGCGGATGTCCTGCCCGCGAAACTTAACGATGATGCCGTGGAGCGCATTGCTCGCGGCTGCGGAGCGAAGAGCGAGGGCGTTGCGGGATGCGGGCGACATACCCATGCTGCTGTGTCAAAAAGAAAAGCCCGGCAGGGAAAGGCTCCTGCCGGGCTCTTGCGGGTTGGGCGCTGTGAAGCGCGAGGAAGGCTACACTGGCACGATGAGGGCCATCGTTCCACCGGTGATGCCTTTGGCAGCACCGAACATGACTTCAAGCGAAGCGATGAGTGAGCGGGTGCTCTTGTCGCTGTACACGTTGTAAGCGATCGTGAGGCCGATCTGATCGAGGGTCACGCTGTCGGAGACCATGTAATCGTTGTCTGCAAGTGCTGGCACGGCGGAGGCCATGACGAGCGCTTCGGGAGCGCAAGCGAAACCAGCGAGGTTGGCTTGGCCGCCGAATGAGGATGCGTAATGCACACCATTCTCAAAGCCATAAGCGCCTTCGCTCAAGCTCAGATTAGTGGTGTTCGTTGGAATGAGGTTCGAGTAAATGACGGGATTTACTACGAGGCCTTTGCGTGCGCTCTTCGATACTGCTGCCCAGAGTTTAGGAAGGTCTCCGCTTGCTGCGTTGATGCTGGCTGCCGCTGTGGTGACGGTCGCTGCGCCGAAGTTAGCGGCAGTGATCGGAGCGGTAACGAGCGCCCAGATTTTGTCTGCCATCGCGTCCAAGTTGATCTGGATCAGGCGGTCCAAGCGGTGCGCGCTTTGGAGGTCGCTGTATGCCAACCCGAAAGGTTGATAGATGTGATCGAGAACGACCGAGGCTTTGCCGATGGTCGTGCCGCCGATGCTGTTAAAGACAGATGGGTTGACCTCGGTGCTCGCTGTCGCTGATGCGATAGGCACGTGGACGGTGTCTTTGGGTTTCTTCACGTCGGACGAGAAGTCGGACGCAAACAGGTTCAACGCGGTGAGGCGCTTGCTGAGGATGGTTTTTGTCTGTGCGGCGATGGAGTCCGCAACCAGAGCGCTATCGAATGTATTGGCCATAATGGGTGATGTGGTTGTGTTTGGGTTGTTGGTTGGGTTCTCCTCGGCTTATGCCTTGGAAATCTTTTGGCGGGCTTGCCAGATGAGAGATTTGTGCTTCTCAAAAAGAGCGGATGCGGCCTTGCGGTCGCCGGACTCTACGGCGGCGAGATACTCGGCGACGGGGTCGAGGGCTTCGGGTGCGGCATTGGAAATGATGGGAACGACGCGGGCGGCGGAGAGGCCGAGGCTGCGCTCGAGGCGGGCGAAGGATTCGCGCTCTTCGTTGAGCTCGTCGCGGAGGGTCTCCACTTTTGCGGAGTAGGCTTGGAGGGCGATGATGGCGGAGTCACGCTCGGCTAAGATGGCGTTGTATTTTGCCAAGATCGAATCGGCGGCGGCAAGGGATACGGGGCTGACAATGGGCTGGGGTGTTGCATCTGGTGCGACTTCGACTTGGTCGGCGGGCGCGATCTCTTCGATGATTTCGATCTCTTCGGCGGGAACGGATTCGCTGACGATGCTATCGGCGATGACTTCTTCGACGATCTCGGGCGAGGGTGTGATTTCTATTTCCATACGATGTGGCTGGGCTGTCAAATTGGCGGGGGCGTTTTTGAATTTCGCCAATCTGGCGAATTTATTGGAGGAGGCGGCAAGGGCGAGGGTGTCGGTGATCTCGTCGATGAATCCGGCGGAGAGGGCTTCGGCGGCGGTGAACCATGTCTCGGCGTCCATCCACTCTTGGATCTGCTCGGGGTCTTGTCCGCTCTTGGCGGCATAGGCTCCGACCATGTTGGACCGGATCTTGTCGAGCAACTCGGCTTGGTCGCGGAGCTCGGCGGCGTCTCCCATGGCAACGCCCCAGGGATTGTGAATCATGTAGAATCCATTGGCGGCCATCTTGACTGGCATACCGGCGAGGGAGATGACGGTGGCCATGCTGGCGGCGAGGCCTTCGATCTGGACCTCTACGTTGCCGCGACGCTGGAGTGCGTTGAAGATGGCGTTGCCGTCGAAGACTTCTCCGCCTGGGGAGTGGATCTTGAGGACGATGCGGTCGGTGGCAGGGATGGCCTTGAGGTCGGTGATGAATTGCTTGGCGCTGATGCCATACATACCGATCTCGTCGAAAATGGAGATTTCGGTTTCGCTGACCGAGGGCTTCGGAGTGAGGGCATACCAGTTACGCATGTGATTCTGTTTGGTTGTCAAAAAGGGCGGCGTTGCGGATGCGGGCACTGGGGAGGTGCATGCGGGCGCACATCCAACGGTAAATGCGGGAATCGATGAAATGGCTGGCGGTGCTCTTGTCGTATGCGGCGGCGTTGTTCATCTGCGGAGATTGGTAGGTGGCGGTGGATCGGAGATCCTCGACGGCGCGGTCGATGAGCGCGCAAAGGAGGCGGCGGAGGGGCTTGGACTCAGCGTCGAGATTCTCGTCGGCTACGGACGATGTCTGCGAGAGTGAGCTGAAGTACTCTTTGTGGTTCTTTATCATTTTCTTTTTGTGGTGGGAGTGGGGCCATCAAGGGGCGCTGCCACTTGGTGCGTAGCGCGTTGATGAAGGTGATGTGCTCAGGGGATGGGGTTGTCTTGAATGGAAGAGGCATGGCTTGGGAAGACGTCGGAGGGGTTGAGGCCGAGGGCGGCGCATTTTTGCTGGCGGCGGATGTAGGTATGGAGGATGTCGTCTTCCTCGGCTTGGGCGTCCAAGCCGTGGATGTTGCAGTAGCGCTCCCAGCTCATGTAGCCGGAGTCGAGGAGCTGGGCGTAGAGACGGCCATCGCGTCCGTTGTCGACGGTGATTTTCTTTGGGGTGACCCATTCGTGCCTCCACCAGTCGTCGCCGGGGTAGGGCAAGTTGCCGGATTGGATCTCATGCCAGAGCCAGTATTTCCAGAAGGGGCGGCAAAATTGATCGACGAGCATTTGTTGCAGGCGCTCGAGGAAGTTCTGCGCGACTTCGAGGAGGCCTCGGAACTCGGTGCCTGCGGTGCCGACGAAGACCATGAGTGCCTCGGGGGGAAGGCCGATGCCTCGGGCGATCTCGCCCATGATGGTGCGGATGAATGGCTCGAAGGCGGTGCCGGGGTGTTCGTTCTTGAAGGATTGGATGGATTCGCCGGGCTTGAGCTTGGGAATGATGGTGCCGTTGTAGAGGGTCTCGGCGGAGATCTCCTGGTTGTCGGCGGTCTGAAGATTCGACAGGCCGCCGCCGAGGCGCACGGCTTCGTCGGAGGTGATGGCGAAGGCGACTTGGGCTCCGGCTTTGGCGGATCCTTTCTCGTACGCCATATACTCGGCGAGGTCGTGGCAGTTGATGATGGCGTTGTGCAGCCAGGAGATGCCGCGTGGGTAGCCGCTGCGGCGGACGTGGCGGAAATGCAGCATGTCGGCGGCGGGGACGTCTTGGTACTTGCCATTGGCGCGGTCGGTGATGACGCGGTAGCTGGTCGGTGCGCCGAACTTATCGAGTAGGACGCCGTCGTAGGCGCGGTCGGAGGAGTCGGCGGTGCTGCCGATGGCTTCGCCGCCGATGAAGCGGACGCGGGTGCCGCCTGCTTCGGTGCGGATGAACTGGGCGAAGAAGTCGCCGTCGACGGCGACTTGCCGAAGGATGAGAGACTGCGCGCCGTAGAAATTCACCTGGGCGCTGGCGTCGAAGGCCCATGACTCGGCGCAGGCGCGGTCCTCGAAAAGGCGCTCGGCTCGGCGGTTCCACTCGGGATCGGATGTGCGGGCCTGCGGGACGATGCCGGTGCCGACGGCGCGCTGGGCGAGATGCTCGATGAGGTAGGAGGCGATGCCGACGTTATTGTAAAGCCAGCGGGATTTTTTGAGTAGCTCGAGGCGGGTGGCGGGTGTGGCTTCGCGCTTGGGCTCGAGGGTATTTAAAACGATGAGGCCGCGATTGCGGGAGAACTCGGCGGCCTCGAAGGCGGCGGCTTTGGGTTTGCGACCGGCTCCGGGACGGGGACCGCCTCGGTTTGATTTATTTGAATTCGGTTTGATTGCGGACACGCCGAGGCGGGCGTGTCAAAGCGGGGATCAAAGCGGGGTCTCGTAAAGGGAGCGATCGATGACGGAGGAGAGGGAGCGGACGCCGTTGCCTTCGGTGTAAACCTCCATGATCGCCGAGAGGCGGTCGGTCTTGGTGAGGGCGGATAGCTGGGCGGAGGTGCCGGTGCCGTCGGTATTGAGGGAGGTGATGATGGTCTCCTCGATGCCGCTCTCGAGGGCGGATGCCATGGCGAGCAACTCGGCTTTGGTTTTTCCCTGGGCTTTGAGCAGGGCTTTGTAGGCCACTCGGGCGATGGAGTTGTCGTTCACGTTGGGGTGGGTGTGTCAAAGGGGAGGGGGAGGACTCACGCGGAGGCGCGGAGGCGATGGCTGGCGGAATGTGATTATTTGATAACCCACCAAGCGACGCCGTGGAGCTTGGTGCAGTCGCCGTAGTGATCTTCGGCGACTTTTTTCCAATAGAATGGGGCGAGGCGGGAGTGTTTATTCTGGAGGAGTTGCTGGCCGGAGTGTCCGACGATGAAGTCGTTGCCTGCGTCGGAGGGAAGATGGAAGGGGGGCGGCATTTTTTTATTAATGCGCTCGAGGTAGAGCTCGATCTTGGCTGTGTGGTCAACGTAGGTGACGAGGCGGAGGCCGGGGTAGCCATTAATGGCGGATTGATTCCATGTGCCGAATGCGGCGGACGAGCCTTTGGAGGGGATGTATAGGCCGCCACTCTTGGCGCAGACGGAATAGACTCGCTCGGCGGACCAACCGGAATCAATGAGGCCGAAGCGGGGGGTGAATGTTTTTTCGCCGAAGGTGTAGGAGCGCTGCGCGAGGAAGTCGGTGGAGATGAGATCCTCGATGGCGAGGACGGTGCCGTAATCAATAACCCAACTCTCGCCGGTGGCGATGCGGGCTTCGACGGTCCAGTGGGTCTGGCGTTCGCCGGGGTCGGCGCAAAGGGTGAGAATGACGGGCTCGATGGGCAGCTCGCGGATGCGGTAGTCGGTGGACCGGAGGGCGAGGATGGACGATTCTTTGACGGTGGCGGCGCGGTTCTCCCACGGGATGCCGAGGAAGTTATTATGAAAATCGTGGAGGCCGCCGGGGCTGTCTTTTTTTTGAAGGAATGTCCTGGCTAAATCGCCCCAAGACATCTGAGGGGAATAGAGGGCGGAGATGTGCGCGGAGATGTGATCGGTGGGGGCCTTGGGATTCCCTGCGATCCACTCTCCTGCGCGGATGAGATCGCTCTGCATGGACTGGGGCCAGTGAGATTCGCAGGCCTCACAGGCGTAGGTGGTCTCGTCGGCGACTCCTTCGAGATCCCAAGCACCGGCTAGATCGCGGTGGTGCTCGGGCCACTTGAGCTGCTCGAAGCGGAGGGGCTGGGCGGTGCCGCAAGCGGGACATGTGATGTGATAGCGGTGCTGGCTCCCGGCGAGGAAGTTCTGCCAGATCGCAGCGGACTCGACGGTGGGCGTGGAGGTGAGGCAGACCTTGGCGATCTTGCGGTAGAAATTTGTCCGAGCGATGGCGAGCTCGAGAGCGGGGGCTTCGAGGGAGGAATCGTCGGGCCACTTGTCCACCTCATCGGCAAAAAGATAACGAATGGAGCGGGAGGCGAGGTTGCCTTCAGAACAGGCACCGACGAGCTTGAGGGTGCATGTGGAAAAGTGCATTTCCGTTTTTCGGAAGTCATCTTCGTTGGCAGGAAGGAGGTGCTTGATGGCTTTGCAGGCGCGCAGCCGGGGGTGCAACTCGCGCTCAGACCAGCTCTTGGCGTTCTCGTTGGTCGAGGTGACGTAGAGGATCGGGCCGGGGTCTTCGCTGATCGCCCACATGAGGCAGTTGGCCAGCCAGGTGGTGCCGCCGACTTGGGCGGACTTCACAAAAGTGAGCTGGCGGACGCGGGGATCGGAAAACCAAAGGTGGAGCTGCCGAAGATAGGGAGTGTAGTCGGCGTCGTAACGACCAGGTCGCGGGGTGAATCGCTTGTCGAGGGTGACATTATCTTGCGCCCACTCGAGGGCCGATGGACGGCGGCCCGGATCCCAGATGCGAGCGAGTTGCTCGCGGAGGTCGTTCTCAAGTAATAGCGTCATCGAGTCGGATTTCCTTTGCCGAGCGCATCACGTCGCTGATCTCGGCGCGGATTTTTGCGGCGATGTCTTCGCCGAGCTGAGGGAGGAGGCTGAGGATGCGGTCGGGGAGATTCGAGACGGCGGCGGCCACCCCGGCGGAGTATTGAAGGAGCGCTTGATGGAAAAGCCGCTTGCTCACCACATCTCCCGAGGCTGTTGCAATCCCAGGCGCGTCTTTTTCCAGACGGCGAAGGGCTTCGGCGTGCTGAAGCCACATCCGGCGGAGAGTCATCTCGGAATCAAGGTCACCTACGCTCTTGGCAAGCTCGGCACGCTCCCGCAAATCGGCAGTGGCTTCCTTTAATTTTCGGATCTGGGTGTCCAAGGTCAGTTCCTCATCGGTCCACTCGCGGGGATTGGCGCTTTGCGCCGGAGCCACAGCAGCCGAGCCCATAGGAACCATCCCGGCAATCGCTCGATCGGCTATAAATTTTCCCCACCGAGGGTCCGCAGCGTCCCGCCACTTGCGAACAGCACGCGGCGTCACGCCGTGGCGCGCCGCGCATGTCTTGATTAATTCCGCCTGTTCCCTTCCGTGTTGCATATATGGTTACGGAACGCGGCGCGTGTCAAAGGAACGAAAGCGGAACAAGGGCCACAGTTCCAGTTCCGTATGCTTTTGGCCTTACTCGCTCAAAAACACCGATCGACTGTCTAAAC